TACATGCCAGTTTGGCAGTATTAAGGTCGCCGTTGACGAGGTCTCCCGAATGAACTTCGAGGGAAAACGAAATGGCGGAACCAACTTACACGCAAGGACCTCTACAGACTGCGGGGGCGGTTTCCGGGCTCACCCGGGAACTTCCTCCCGTGCCTGAATCCGGACCTCCCGGGGGAGAGAAGATCGAACAGGAATGCACCGCCCTTGTTGATTATCTTAACGGGATCTGGAAGCAGAATTACGACCACAAGAAAAACACCGGCGTCCAGGAAAGGATGCTTTCCAATCTGCGGGCCCGGGACAACCAGTACGAAAGCGATATGGTCCAGGCTCTCAAGGAGGCCGGATCTTCTGATGTTTTCATGGGTTTGACGGGGGTCAAGTGCGGGCATGCCGAAGCCTGGCTCCAAGATATTTTTTCCTCGTCTGAACGTACCTGGGGGCTTAAGCCCACTCCTGTTCCCTCCCTCGGACCGCAGGCCGCAAGTATTGCGTTAAGGGCGGCGGTGGAAAAAATGCTTTCCCGGACCCAGGCTGGTGAGGAGACGATTCCGGCAGCGGACCTGGAGGCGGCTATCCGTCAGTTCAGACCTATCGCGGATAAGGCAGTCCAGGAAATCGCTGAACAGCGCGCCAAGAAGATGGAGGACAAGATAGCCGACCAGATGACTGAGGGTGGCTGGGATGAAGCGTTCGAGGATTTCCTTTCCGACCTGATAACTCTCAAGTGTGGTATTTTGAAAGGTCCGCTTATCCGGAGAAAGAAGGTCACGGGTTGGAAGGAGATACAGCCGGGGATATTTCAGGAAGCCATTGAAGAAAAATTGGTCCCCGAGTTTACCACCGTTTCACCGCTTGACTTTTACCCATCCCCCAGTTCCAGCAACGTGCAGAAGGGGAATCAGTGTGAGCGTATAAAATTCACCCGTGCCGATTTGATTGCGTTAAAAAATGAGGATGGTTATGTCAGGGAAAACATTGACAAAATCCTGGAAGACTTTACCACGGTAGGAAAGGCTGTTCCTGATGCTGAAGATTCCGACCGTAAGGATCTCGAACAGAAAGAAACCCGGGAAGACAGTATTGAATACCGGGAGACTGTTGACGGGATTGAGCACTGGTGCTCGGCACAGGGGTCAATGCTCAAGGAATATGGAATGACCACTGATTTGAAGGGGAATCCGCTTAATGACCTGGACGAGTACCAGGCTAATGTGATCGTGGTGGATGACCTTGTCATCTATGTTGATCTCAACCAGAATCCGATGGAGGAGAGACCTTATTCAGTGTGGGGCTGGAAGAAGGTCCCGGGGTCTTTCTGGTTCAAGGGGGTGCCTGAACTGATGATCGACCTGCAGAGGATCTGCAACGCGGCGGCCCGTTCGCTGGTGAACAACATGGCGGTATGTTCCGGTCCGCAGGCCGAGGTTGATACTAGTCGTCTGCCACCCGGAGAAGACCTGGAGAGTATTTATGCCCTGAAGGTATGGCAGACTGTATCCAAGGGAGGGAATGTCAATATCCCCGCGGTAAGATTTTTCAATCCCCAGTCCAATGCCCAGGAACTTGTAATGGTTTACGAGAAGTTTGCCCAGATGGCCGACGACTACACCGGCATACCGGCTTACGCGTTCGGGTCAGACCGGGTCGCCGGGGCCGGGCGCACTTCTTCGGGTTTGTCGATGCTCATGTCCGCTTCCGCCAGGGGGATCAAACGTGTCGTTCTGGGTATAGACCGTCATGTTATGAAGACTGTCATCCGGAGAATGTTCAACCACAACATGAAGTATGATCCTGATCCCGAAATCAAGGGCGATATGAGTATTGTCACTACCGGGGCCGTGGGTCTGATGATCAAGGAGCAGTTGTCTGAAAGAAGGATGGAATTCCTGAATGCCACTAATAATCCCGTTGATATGCAGTTGATGGGTATGGAAGGAAGGGCGCACATGCTGCGTGAAGCGGCGTCTGCTCTCGAAACGGATACCAAGCAGGTCGTTAAATCCGAGGAGGAGATAAAGCGGCTGCAGGCGCAAAATTCACAGCAGGAGCAGCAGGCCAGCCAGATGCAGCAGCAGCAAATGCGGGCGGTACAGCAGCAGCAGGCTGAGCAACAGCAGATGGCCAGGGAAAAACAATATGTGGAACTTCAAACCAGGACGGCGGAACTGCAATTGAAACAGCAGGAAATGACCCGGAAACTGCAGTTGGCCCAGACGGATGTGGAAACCAAACGTCTTCAGGCCGAGGCGGACAGTGTTAAGGCGAAACTGGAGTCAGCCCAGGCGGGTCTGGATATACTGACCAGGTCCGTACCCATGGAGGCAGGTAATGCAGAAATTAGACCGAAATCTGTTGGAAGTGTTAAACGCCCTCAAGGGCCAGCCAAACGGCCGGCAGGTGTTAAAGTGGCTGAGTGATTCCCTTGAAGAGGAGTTGAGGACCGGGGTTTCTCTGGAGGGAGAGGCGGTATACCGCCAACAGGGGAGGTGCCAGGTGATCCTGGAGATTTTAGAAACTTTCGATTCTTGTGAAAAGTATCTTGCAAAAGTGGCTTCGAATGAGGTAAGATTGAGTAATAAAGGTAGAACTTCGACCGTCGATTGACGATACCGAACAGTAAACCTTAAACAGTTAAACGACACAGACCCCGTGACAGGGCGTGTGGAGGATATATGTCATTAGAAGTTGCGATTCCGAAGGCAGTGATAGATGCGAATGAGGAAGCGGAAGCGGCGCTCAACGAGGCGGATGGTGTTCAGGATAACCCGCAGGGGACCCGGGAGACAACGCCTTTAGAACAGACCCCCGCGGTGGAAGAACAGGTTGCAGAACCTGAAGCAGCACCTCAGCCTACTGAGGATTATCTGCAGAAGTACCGTACCATACAGGGAAAGTACAATGCTGAAGTTCCGAGGTTACAGGCGCAGGTGTATGAGTTGAGACAAACTATCGACGAGTTGGGCAGGAGACGGCCCCAGGTTTCCGAAAAACCGCCGGAACCGGTGGTTGAAGGGAAAAAGAGGTATCTGAAGAAGGAAGAAGTCGACGAATACGGAGACAGTCTTCTTGACTTGCAGAGCCGGATGGCCCGGGGAGTAGCGGAGGAGGTGGCCGATTCAAAGGTTGCTGAACTTCGCAAGGAGGTTTCCCGTCTGCAGTCGGTGTTGTCGCGTACTTCAGGAGAGTCGTTCTGGGATAAGGTCGAAAGACAAGTTCCGGACGCTCGAGCGATAAATGAGTCTGACGTCAATTGGCACGAGTTCCTCGGAACCAGTGACCCGGTGACCGGACGCAGGTATCGTGATCTGGGACTTGAAGCGATACAGTCGGGTGATTCATCCCGGCTGGTTGCGATCTTCAACATATATGCTGCCACGACGGGTCCGGTGGAAGGAGTGACTCCGGTTGAGGAACCGCCGAGGGCAACACCCCCGGTGAAACCTAACGGAGTTCGTACGGTCTCGCAGGCGCCGAAACCGGTTTCCGCGAAGGGAACGATACGTGACTCGGAAGTGACGAAGTTTTACAACGACGTTACCCGGGGAGGGTATAAGGGGCGGGAGAAGGAACAGGCGGAGCGGGAATTGGAGATAGAAACCGCAGCGAACGAGGGACGCATAGTCCCAGGCTGATTTGTCAGTCCGTCCGCTGCATTAAATAAGTAAAGGAGCACGACCATGGGTCTTGCATTAGCAGCGGGTAAACTGAATATCGGCTCTTCGACAATGCGGTATATTCCGGCGTTGTACGCAGGGAAACTCCTCAAGAAGTACTACAGCGCTACTGTCTTGAGTGCAATTACGAATACGGATTATGAAGGCGAGATCAAGAAGTACGGGGACACGGTCTATATCAGGACTACCCCGGACATCACGATTCGCGACTATGCCAAGGGTCAGACGCTTGTCAACGAGCAGCCCGAGAGTACGGCCGTCACACTGTCCATCGACAAGGGTAAGTACTGGAGTTTTGTCACCGAGTCAGTGGACAAGATTCAGACCGACATCAAGACATTTGTCAACAAATGGACTGATGACGCAGCCGAACAGATGAAGATCGCGGTTGACACAAACGTTCTCGCGAATGTTTATTCAGACGCGAGTTCTTACAATCAGGGAGCGACTGCCGGAGCGAAGTCTTCTTCGTTCAATCTGGGAGTTGCGGGAACGGCGGTCGGCGTGGACAAGACCACTATCCTCGATAAGATCGTGGATTGCGGCACTGTGCTGGATGAAATTGACTGCCCCGAAACGGGCCGGTTCATGATTATCCCTCCAATGCTTGCGGGTCTGATCAAGAAATCCGACCTCAAAGATGCTTCCCTTTCAGGGGACGGCACCTCCATTATGAGAAACGGAATGCTCGGCACAATCGACAGGTTCACCCTGTTCAACAGCAACCTCCTGGCGGGTACGTACTCGACGGGCGTGTACTGCATATTCGGCACGAAGGACGCGATCTCGTTTGCTACACAGCTGACGGAGAACGAAGTTCTGCCTAACCCGAACGGGTTCGGAACACTGCATCGCGGGTTGCAGGTGTTTGGTTACGAGGTAGTCAAGCCCCAGGCTCTCGGCGTACTGTATGCCAAGAAGTTGTAAGGTTGGTCTTAACGTGTAGTAAATAAGGAGGGTAAGAAAATGGCAATCAATGAAGGATTCACAGCGAAAACGGCCGGCAGTGCAATTGGCGTTCCGAACAACTTCAAGCAGTATTCTGCTGTTGTTGACGTGACCGCCCTCACTGGCGAACAGCTGGACAACGGAGACTATATCAAACTGTTCTATGTCCCGGCAGGGACCGTGTTCCAGTTTGGTACGTTCGAAGTTCTGACAGTCGATTCGGGCGGCGGCGCTTTGTATATCGACCTGGCCACGAGTTCAACCCACGTATTCCACTCCAGTTCGTCTCTTGCTACTGCGGTCAGCGAGAAGATGGATCACACCAATGTGACCATTTCGAACCAGTCGGCGGCATACGTGTACATGTACGCGGGTACGGCTGATGTGACAACCGCCAAGGTCAGAGTAACCATGTGGGTTACGGACAACGAGGGAATGCCTACTTCCCAGTCCTAGGTTGAGTTAGTTTGGTTTGTCCGGGGTGTGGTTTATCCCCGCCCCGGACTTTTTGAGGGGGTGGTTATGAAGCATTTTCTGATATTCTGCCTGATGCTTGTTGTATTGGCGGGGGTGTGTTTTTCGGGTGACCCATTCTCCTCAAGCTGGGGAAAGGTAGCCAGTATTACTCCAACTGTTACTCTTTATACCAATCTGGAATTGGGGGTAGTCTCGGTGTATAATAACGGGTCCAATTTGGTTTATGTCGGGGTCAACATGACCCCTACTGCATTGTCAAATGCGGTTAATACTGCGTCTAACGCCATAGCGGTGAGGGCGTCATCCACTTTCACGGTTGATTATCAGGGGCGGGGGATTGTTCATAAGTTAGCATTGGGTTCTTTTGCGGCAGTGACAAACGAAGTGTATATAGCAGGTTATTAAAGGAGCAAAAAGATGAAAGTAGAGTATGTAAAGAACGCGGCGACCGGAGTTGTGTTTGTTTATTCGGCAGAATTATTCAAGAAACCGGGAATGGTTCCGTGTGATGTCCACGGGAAAATCACGCCCGAGGTGACCCAGGCAGCGGCTGATCAGCAGGCAGCGGCTGATCAGCAGGCAGCGGCTGCTAAGAAAGGGAAGACGGGAAAAGTCGCAAAATAACCAATGGCCATAACCACATACGCGGGTTTGCTGCCATACCTTGTGGACAAGTTGCCCGGGTGTGGCACCAATATAATCACCAAGGCCTTGCTGCAGAAAACCCGGGACTTCTGTATCGAGACCGAGGGTTTGTTTGACCTGAACACCAAGGTCGCCCTGGTGGCTGACCAGAAGCTATATACTCTCGCTCCCTCACAGGTATACTATGAAATCATCCGGGTTTCCGAGGCCAGGGTGAACACTTCCGAGGGGATTGCTGCCGGAGAGTACGGAGTTACGGTAACTCCTCTTAATTACGCGTTTCGACGTCCTACTACCCTTGAATTTTTTAACGCTCCGGCTGCTTACGCCCTGGCTAACGGACTCGAAACGGATCTTGTTGTGTCCCCGTTACAGGACGCCACCAGTATGGATTTCAATTTTATTACTGCCTGGGCCAGACAGATTTGCGCCGGAGTTCTGGCAGATTTGAAGGCGGAGAAAGACAGACCCTGGTCTGACCCCGCCGGAGTGCAGTCGCAGTTGGACGAATGGTCCCGGGGAGTAGCCTTTTGCAGACGTGAGTCATACGTGCACCGGGGCCCATCTACATTGAAAATGCGTCCTCCGTCTTGGGTTTAAGGGGACCAAGGAGATAAGGATGAAAAGATGGTGTCAAGTCATACTGGCTTTACTGGTTGCTATCGGTTGTTATGCTGACAATGCCCGGATCGCAAAGACCGTTGATTATGTGGTTGCTACTCCTTTGTCACTTACCTGTTACCAGAACGGGGTTGTTACCTGGCGCTGGACGATTCAGAATAATAAAGTGGGGGTAGCCGGGACCAACCAGACCCCCTTTATGTATTGGGCTAAACGGGGTACCTCTTCCCAGATAACCACCGGGGTGTGTTCCTGGGTAAGTCAGACACTTACTTCCTGCGTGTTTGACGCTACCTTCAGCGGTAATCAATTGGGAACTAACGGGGTTATGATGTTTGGAGTCGGACTTACCGACACCAACGGTATTTCTGTGACGCGACAGGGGTCTCTCGAAATCAAACCGGACCCGTATTCTACCGGAACAAACCTGGTCTATACGACTTTTTTGAACTGGTCTACCTACACTCACGTTAACGGGTCCAACGGGGTCCTGGTAGCCGGGAGTAATATAACCTTCAGGTTGGTAGGAACAAACGGCCAGTATGCCATAGATACGTTAAGCCACGCCGGATTCCTTACCAGCGGCTCGAATATTTCTGTGCTGGTTAATGATTCTGCTTACACTTCGACCAATTATGTTGATTCCACTACCAACGGAGTAATGACAACAGTGCGAGGCACAGGCTACCTTACCGCATCGAGCAATCTGGACACGACCAAACTGACAGGCGATCTCACCAACACCATCGCAGGCATGGCCGCCGCATCAGTGACCAATGGAGCGACGTTGGGATTGACGGCATTGCAGAATGAGAGTGACACGATGCAGTCTGTTTATGACCGTGGCAAGGTAATGTCAGGTACGAATGGGTCAATAATCTTCGGTGATGGTACTGCACGTTATCTTAATGCAACTACAGCAGACGCAAGATTGGCAGAAGGTACCGATGCGTTAAATGCTGTTCTTGGAGCAATAAATGCAAATATAACAAATGGCTTTACAAGAGCAGGGACTAATCTCGATCTGATCTATCTTGGCATTTCATCCAAAGCCTCCGATGCTGATTTGCTCGACGGACTAGACGGTTCGCTTTATGTCACGAATAATGGCTCTCCTAACTTTGTAGGACTCACGCTCAAC